GAGGTAACAACGGTGACAAACCCGAGTTACCTCTTTGTGTTTACAAACGAATACAACACAACGAGCACACCCATCTTATTCACTGCTGCAGATACATCATTGTATCCTGAGCGGTACAATTTATTTAATTTAGTAGAGCCCACTGACCTCAGCCTTGTTGTAGGCCAATACACCTATCAAATATATGAGAAGAGTGGACCATTCACCACACCTTTGAGCATTGCTCAGACTACAGGTGTAGTCATTGAGGAGGGTAGGATGGTAGTTAGTGGACCTGCACCTTCATCAGTATACACATAGACATGGCTTGGTACGATATATTTAGCAGAAAAAAAGAGCAAGGTCCTACCGTAGTGGAAGGATACCAGGCTTTCAGCACCCCATTCCTACCTGTTGGTAGAGGTAACCTAACTTTACCCTATGTCAATGGTAGATGGACTGCAGGTAACTGGGTAGACTTCGGTGAGGGCAACCTATATCCGGAGGTTCTTAATCAAATGTACTTCAGCTCACCCCTTCATGGTGCCATTGTTGACTTCAAGACCAATGCCGTTATCGGTGGAGGCTATGCCTTGGATGCTAATAAGCTAACAGCACAGGAGAAAGTGGATCTTTATACCTGGGAAAGAAAGATTAAACTCAAGCATACGGTTGAAGCGGTTACTCAGCAACTAATATTGCACAATCGGATATACTTCAAGCTTGTATTTAATGAGAAAGGTAAACTTGTCAAGGTCTACAACGTAAGCCCTGAGAAAGTAAGGGTATCACGGTGCAAGAAAAAGTACTATTTAAGCAATGACTGGTCTCAACGGTTGGATGTTGTAGAGATAAAACCCTACCACATGACTTGCAAGGATGAGGTTCAGCTATATTGCTATGAGGTTCATTCCGTTGGGCAGGACTACTATCCGCTACCTCAGTATACATCGGCATTAAACTTTGCATTTCTAAGCGGTGAGCTGTCATACTTCGCAAAAAGTAACATTCAAAACAGCATTTTCCCAAGCTTTGCTATGATGTTCCCCAAGAGGCCACAATCAGAGGAGGAAAAGCACATGATCAAGGAGACTATTGACAGGCTGAAGGGTGCACAGAACGCAGGTAAAGCGGTTGCATTCTTTGCCAATAGTCAAGACCAACTTCCAAAGATTGAAGCATTACCAACCAACGCAAATGATAAGCTATTTCATGAGGCTTCTGCCCTCAATACTGAGCAGATTTGCTTTGCTCACACTATCGACCCTATTCTTATGGGCGTTAGAACCACAGGCTCCCTGGGTAGTGGCTCGGATATTAAGCAGGCTTATGTGATATTTGAGAAAAATGTAGTCAAGAAAATCCGTGCACAGGTAGAGACCATCTTCAATGAGCTCCTTGGAATAGCTAAGTTGCCTGCAGAGTTTACTATCAACAACTACCAAATCATTGGTGATACTATTGTTGAGGTAGATGATGATACTACCCGGGTGAAAGAGGCACTAAACACCTTGAGTGAGCCATTACTCAACAAGGTCCTTGAAAAAATGACCACCAATGAGATACGAGCCTTGGCTCAATTACCTCCTATTGACGAACCAACTAACACAGCTCAGTAATGCTTTACTTCATAACTGAAAACTACCTCAAGACCAACACACCCATCACAGCCAATGTGGATGTAACGGATGTGACCCCTTACATAGCTACTCAGAGTGCTCTAAGGATACAGCCTATCCTTGGCACTACATTCTACAACCATCTACTGGCTGCATACAATGCTCAGACCTTGACCAATGATGAGATAAACCTGGTTGAGTTTATTCAGCCGGTCATTGCATGGAGGTCTGCAGAAGATGCTGTCTTTGGTTTGAGCTATCAGTTAAAAAACAAAGGACTTCAGACTCAGAATGGTGACTACTCAGCAAGCGTATCCCGTGGTGAGGTAGCCTTTGGCATGGAGCACTATGCACAGAAGGCTGCTTTCTTTGAGCAGAGGTTGATCAGATGGCTATTAGCTAACAGAAACCTCTTCCCTATCTTCATCTCAGCACTCAATACAGATACAGACCTTCGCCCTATGTTCGCAACGTGCCAGTGCATCACACCTTGGCAGTTGACTTGCACAGGGATGTGCGGTAACTTCCGTGAGAATGGGTACAATAACAGCATCTTAATACTGTGAGAACACAGCTATCCATACTACTCACAGCGTTTCAATCTAAATGGCCCATTTACCTGAGCATGGTTAGTGCTTTTTTTATGCCTATCACGGGGCTCATGTTCCTGATAGGGTTTGCCATCTTCGTTGATACCATTACAGGAGTGTGGAAGGCCAAGAAACTCAAGCAACCAATCACCTCACGCAGGCTATCTTCTGTGATCAGTAAGATGTTGCTGTATGAAATAACGGTTATTTTATTCTATCTCATTGATTATTTTATCCTTAATGATATAGTGTTAACCTTCTTTTCAGTGCCATTGATGCTAACTAAAATGCTATCTTTGGTACTTGTATCCATTGAGGTGGTGAGTATTAATGAAAATTACAAGGCTGTCAAGGGCATTGACCTATGGGTGAGTGCTAAGAATTTAATAACCAGAGCTAAAGAACTCAAGAACGATGCCGAGCAAATTAGACACAACAACGATATTACAGGTACGCCTATCTAATGACCAATATTTCCAAGAGGAGGCTCCAAAAAAGCAGATATATCTCCACCATACAGCAGGCAATGGCAATGCTGTGGGGGTTGCTAAATTTTGGAACAGCAATGATACCAGGATAGCTACTGCCTTCGTCATTGGAAACAAGGGTACAATAGTACAATGCTTCAGCTCCAAGCACTGGGCATATCACCTTGGCATAGATAACCAAGACTTTGCACCTCATGGACTTCGGTATCAAAACCTTAACAAGCTAAGTGTTGGCATTGAGATCTGCAACTGGGGTCCATTGAAGCAGGTCAATGGTAAGTACATCAACTATGTCAAGAGCGTGGTAGATCCTTCGGAGGTTACCGTACTGGATAAGCCCTTCAAAGGTCATGTTCTGTGGCATAAGTATACGGATGAGCAGATAGAAAGCACCCGACAGTTATTGGTGTACCTATGCGAAACCTACAACATACCCAAGGCATACAGAAAAGAGATATTTGCCATTGATACGGAGGCCTTCAAAGGTACTCCAGGCATCTACACCCACAACAGTGTGAGGAAAGATAAGAGTGATATCTACCCATGTCCTCGAATGATAGCCATGTTACAAGCATTATGAGATATTTTTTACCCTTATTGATACTGATAGTATCCTGCTCAGCTCCTAAGAGAGCACAATACCATTACAAGCGTGCCTTAGCTAATGGACTCAAGGTAGTACAGGATAGTGATACCATCCGGATTGCTACCATTGACAGCATACCTGTTATTAAGAATGACACCATAGTGTGGGAAAAATTTATTGCATATCGCGATACGGTAATACAGTACCGCACTGTTGAGATACCAAAGACCAGGTGGCAGACCAGGCTACAATATAAGTACCTTACCAAAATAGAGAAGATAAAAGGTGATGTAATAACCAAAAAGCATGAGGTGGTGAGATATAGACTAAGATGGTGGCCTTTTTGGTTAGGCTTAGCCATCCCCTTTGTGCTTAGGTTAGCATGGAGTGCTATACTCAGTAAACTCAACAGATGAGAAAACGCTTATTTTATGACATTGAGACTTCTTTCAATGTCGGTATATTCTGGAGAACAGGATATAACCTAACCATTAACCCGGGTGACATCATCCATGAGCGTGCTATTATCTGCATCTGCTACAAGTGGGAGGGTGAGGATGAGATCCACAGCCTAACATGGTCCAAGAGCCAATGTGACAAGGCAATGCTCAAGCAGTTCATTAAGGTACTACATGAGGCCGATGAAATTGTAGCTCACAATGGTGATAGGTTTGACCTTAAATGGTTACGTACAAGGGCTTTATTCCATGGTATTGGTGTTATGCCATCACCTAAGACTATTGACACCCTTAAATGGGCTAAAAGATACTTTAATTTTAACAGCAACAAGCTCGACTATATAGCTAAACTGCTCAAGGTAGGGGCTAAGATGGATACAGGAGGCCTTGACTTGTGGAAGGATATCGTATTTCGTAAGGACCAGGAGGCCTTAAATAAGATGGTAGCCTATTGCAAGATGGATGTTGAGGTACTTGAGGCTGTATTCAATAAGCTCAACAGCTATGCAACCCCACAGCACAACTATGCAGTACAACATGGAGGGGAGAAATATGAATGTCCTGAGTGCGGTAGTACTAATTACGTATACAACAAGAAGGTAGTCACTGCAGCAGGAACCGTACACCATTGGCTAAGGTGCCGAGACTGCAATAAGCATAACAAAATCAACCATCAGGTATTCACTAAGTACCAGGAGTATATCTACAAGCGTAAGAAAAATATCTCTTAAGTTAAATATCTAAGTATTTTTCACCACTTTTAAGTTAATTACTCGGATTTATACCGATTGTACCACCATCTTTTTACATTTCCTTATTTAGAATCATTCTAAATTTTACTAATAACTTGTTAGTAACGTAACTTTTTGTAAATTTGTCAAGTATTAACAATTAAAACTTTTATTTATGACAACAGAAAATGTAAGAATTGAGAGAACAAAGAGCTACGGTCACTACCGAGTAACAGGCACAGTTAATGGTGTGGAGGTATCATGCATCACTACAGATAGCGAGGCATTTGACTACCTTAATGATGAAGATTATCCTGAGAAGCAAGCTGCTGCACAGGCTCATTGTGAGATGATGTTAGAATTAACCTTTGAAAACCTTTAATCATGACACGAGAATTTGAAATGGAAATGATCATCCTGGACATGGAGCAAGAGCTTCGGGATGAGATGCAGGAAATGCTTGACGCATTCGGTCCACATGACAGTGGCACTAACCATGCAGCCACAAGATGGGCTGTGATTGACGAATTACTAACCCGATTAAACTTAACCCCAAATGAAAAATAAAGTACTTGACGATGTATTGGCTGCCCTTGTAGTGGTAGCTGTTCCGGTAGCTATGTATCACCTATTAATATTTATGCTATGCAGATAACTTGGATGGAATTTAAGAGCTACAACGATGTAGATGTGAGCTTCACAAGAGATACAGGTACCGAGATGCATGGTATTGTAAGGATAATGCAATTTTTTAATCGTCCTGCATTTATATTTCACCAGGATATTACCCTAGCAGATGACCATAACACAAGCTACGTGCTAACACTACCCGAGCTCAAGGCCATTGAGCAGTTAATCAATGAGGCACTCAAGCACCCTGATGGACCCAATGCTCACACAATGAAACTCTTTTACGAAGATACGCTATGAAAGGAAAAACACTATACGAATGTGCACGGTGGTGGAGGTCTCAGTCCTTTGCCCATGATAGAGGGGGGTCTTTCAATGAGGCCCTCTATTTAGAATACTTAAAATGCAAATCAAAATGTACAGACTTCAATACTACATCCACACCCAACTCATCCGAGAATGGGTATTTAACAGCAGAGGACTCTGCCGATGGAAACAAAAAGAGCTCCTACTTTCAGGGGATTGTCAAATGGGTAACTTCAAAATTATCAAGGCATGAATAAGGAGCAGTTAATTAGAATACTTTATCCTACCGTACCGAGCAGGGCACTATGTGACTACCTTGGATTGACTACCTCACAGATGTATAACCGAGTATGGCACATGGGTATAAAGAAAAACCCACGTATTAAGTACCTGCAGAACCGAGCCTTAAGACTGAATGGAGGTATGAAGAGCAGATGGCAAAAGGGACATGAGCCACACAACAAGGGTAAGCAAATGAGCAGTGAGGTATATGCAAAGGTTGCACCTACCATGTACAAGCCTGGAAATAAGCCACCCAATACACGGGAGCCTAATGCAACAAGCATCCGATGGGATAAGACAGGAAGGCCCTACTCCTATACTAAGGTAAAGGATAGCCTTTGGGTGCTGACCCACAGGTTAGTATGGGAGTCCATTAACGGAACAATACCCAAGGACCATGTGGTTAGATTTAAGGATGGCAATAACCTCAACATACAGATTGATAACCTTGAGTGTATCCCGAAAACTGAGAACGCAATACGCAACAGCATCCACCGCTTTCCAGGTGAGATGCAGACAGTGATAAGATTAAACAGTAAACTAAATAAAACAATAAAAAACCATGGCAAGAAACGGAATGAATGATCTAAGAGACCACCTATTTGCAGCACTCGAAAGATTAAACGATGATGAGTTAACACCTGAGCAATTGGCTACGGAAGTGGAGAAAGCACAGGCAATATCTAACCTGTCAAACTCTGTAATTAACAGTGCTAAGGCTGAGGTTGATTTTATGAAAGCAACAGGCATGATAGCTACCACAAGCAACCTGTTCAAAGGAGTTAATGACCCAAAACGATTAGAACAATGAAGTACACAAAATACTACAGAATGTGGCTACCTGATACGGTTCAGCCCGAGGGAGGAGTATGGTGTTACATGGGCTTAGATGCCAATGGATACCTCCATCAACTAAATAGCTTTGACGAGCAAGATGAGGAGCTTGATACCTTAGAACAATACCTCCAGTGGGGGTACAAAATTGAAGAGCTATGATAATGATTGACGAGCTATACCACCTATCCAAGGTGCAGAATGATGACATTGTTAACATCATTGAATTATTCAACCTTCGCAAGAGGTGCCGCAAACAGGAGTATGTATACAAGCGTTATTTCTTAGCTCAGTACCTGGTCCGCAGAAGGCACATGACAGTGCAGATGGCAGGGTATTACCTCAACATTGACCACAGCACGGTAAGCTATGGTATTAAGATGCATGACTTGTGGTGGAAATGGAATGATCACAAGTACCTTGCAGCTATTAACCCCATCCCAAAGATGCTGAGCGTGACAACCTATGACAACCCCGTGACAACTTACACGGTAAAATACAATGAGGTTGACACGGAAAATGTGGAGGTAACCATCAATGGAAATTTTCCGCCAAAGTTATTAACCAGTTTCGAGAAACCCTTGACAGGTAAGCAATTAAGCGAGATATTTGCACTGTCATAGGATAAGGGTTAATACGTTAGGGGGCTTCGGCTCCCTTTCTTTTTGCCTCTGCGTGACAACGTGACAACCCAAATGCATATGAGCCATATATTTAATACAGTGATATTCACCCCCCGAAAAGTTGGTTTTGAGTTGTCACGTTGTCACGGAAACACAAGAAACTCAATACTGACGGGGCTTATAGGCGTGACAACTACCCCCTTTGAGTTGTCACGGAGTTGTCACGGTTGTCACGGAGTTGTCACGAATTAGAATTATTTAATATATTTGCAATCATGTATAACCCTTATATATCAATTTTCAAAAGTCTCTACAATTCTAAAGAGACACCCTTCTCTATTAAGGCAATAGAGGTGCACAATAGAATACAGGTAGGCACACCTGATTTAATTGCCAAGATAAAGGCCATCCGAAAGGGTAACAATGAGCTCAAGAATACCCTCATGGCGATCATGTTCAATGGTACCTTCAGTGAACGGAAGGATGACGGCCTTGTTGAGCACTCAGGGCTGTGCATCTTGGACTTTGACAAGTACCCCGATGCTGATACCATGGCAGCAGAACGGAAGAGGCTGATAGAGGACAAGTATACCTATATGCTATTCACCTCACCAAGTGGTAAGGGGCTCAAGGTAGTGATTAGGATACCTCAGTGCGACAAGGTAGAGCACCGTAGGAGGTTTAGCCACTATGAGCAGTACATAAAAAGTGAGTATTTTGATACCTCCAACAAAAATATCTCAAGGGTTTGCTTTGAGTCCTATGACCCCGATGCCTACCTCAATGAGTTTGCAGCCATCTACACTGGCATTGTGGAGGATACAGGATACCACCGAAGTGAATATACCCCCAAGGTGATTGTAACCAATGAGAACCGCATTATTGAGAAGGTGCTGAAGTTTAATCATGGCGATTTCAAGGAGGGTAATAGGGCCAATTACATCTACAAGGTAGCCTGTTGCCTATGCGAGTATTCTATACCCCTTACTACTGCGGAGAATACACTGCTACAATATACGCAAGAGGGCTTTGGAGCTACCGAAATAACCAACACAGTAAGGAATGCATACAAGCAGGCTCAGTTCGGTCTTAAAGTATTTGAGGATGTTGAAGCCATCCAAGGTATTAAGAATAAACTCAAGCAAGGAATACCTCCCGAGGATATATCTAAGCAGCTCAGCGTATCTAAGGAGGATATCAAGGCCATCCAAAAGGAGGAGGATATATTCTGGGAGGTAAAAAAAAACACCGTTAACATCATCCCCAACAAGTATGCTGCCTGGTTGCATAAGCAAGGCTTCGCTAAGTACTATCCGGAGCGTTCAAATAACCCTATTTTCGTGTACATTACCGAGAATAAGGTCCAAGAGAGCTCGGTGGAGAAGATAAAAGACCATGTGCTTACCTATCTAATGGAGCGAGAGCTGATGGATGTATACAACCATTGTGCTAAAAGCTCACAGTTATTCACACCTGGGCACCTTAATATGCTTGACTCCATTGATATGCGTATTTTGCAGGACTCAAAGAACGAATGTTACCTACCCTTCACCAATGGGGTGGCAGTGATCACCAAGAACAAGGTCAATCTACTCAGCTACATTGATATTGATGGGTACATCTGGCGTGACCAAATAATCCCAAGAGAGTTCAAAGTGGAGGATACCTATGAGAACAATTTCCAAGACTTTGTGAATAAGATAGCAGCACAGGACCCTAACAGAATTAAGTCAATGAGGACCACCATAGGGTATCTACTGCACACATACAAGGATAAGGCGGACCAAAAGGCAGTTATCTTCAATGATGAGGAGATAGATGATAACCCTAATGGAGGTAGTGGTAAGAGTCTCATGCTCACAGCCCTTGGTCACATCCGGAAGATAGTCAAGATAGATGGTAAGCTGTTCAACCCTGGTAAGAATGATTTTGCCTACTCAAGGGTGAACCCTGATACACAGGTATTGGCCTTTGATGATGTTAAAAAACACTTTAACTTTGAGCAGTTATTCAGTCTCATCACTGAGGGTATTCCTGTCAACCGAAAGAACAAGGATGAGTACTACATCCCCTATGAGCGAAGCCCTAAAATAGTGATAACGACCAACTATGTCATTGCAGGAGCAGGGGGCAGTCATGATAGGAGAAGGCATGAGGTTGAGTTTAACCAATACTTCAACGCTAACCATAGCCCCATTGATGAGTATGGGTGCAAGCTCTTCGACCAATGGACTCATGAGGAGT